GGCCATGTAGCGTTTTCACATTTAGCAACAGTATCTTTACCTGCAGGTAAATCTCTAAGATCTTTACGATATGTTTTCATATCATCAGATAGAGTATTGTCAGATAAAGCTAAGTAATCAGTCTCAGCAAGAAGTCTATTTCTTTTAGCTCTAAGGTCAGCTAAAGCTCTAGCAGGTGCAGCATCTGCCCACGCTTGTTCTTCAGCATCTCTCGCAGCTTCTTCTTCAGCTGTGAACTGTACTCTGTTACCATTTATATTATGATATCTTGGCATTGTTTTTTTCTCCTAATTATTATTAATTAATTCCGTATAAGCAAATATCTCCAGCGTCTATGTTGCCACTTCCAAACTTAAATTGAACAGCATCAACAGCAGATGTTGTGTTCCCATATCCAGCTACATAGTTATCTCTAATACCATTATTATTTTCATAAGTAGAAATTCTACTCATAAAATGTTTTACAAATGTTGTAGATGATGGGTTGAATAAATGTAATATTCCTGAACAACATTCATCATTACCATTTCCAACTCCATCTGCAAGCATTTGAAAATTTGTTGATTGTGCTAAATCATTTCCTGTTCTATAAGAAAGTGATGTCTCACTATCAGCCTCATTGTGATATGTTCTAAAATATGATGTGGTTTTTGTAACATTGTAATTAGATCCAGTATCCGCACTCATGTTAAATTGAAATTCTTGAGTATCATTAGCTGGATGCATGTTTTTAAATGTAAATAAATATTCTTTATAGGTATTATCTAGAACAACACTACTTGCCCCATCAACAAAACTTAATGTTCCATCAGAACTAGCAGTTAACTTTTTAATAAACACCATAGATCCACCGCTAACTGACCCAAAAGTTGTAACTGATCTAACTGCTCTGTCATTAAGTGTAACTATGCTCATTATGAATCCTTTATTCCGTAGAGTTTTATAGTACCAGCATCCATATTATTAGAATCTAATTCAAATCTTATGGCATTTACTGCAGATGTAGTATTGCCATATCCTGCAGTATGTATATTAATAGATGCATCTCCATGATTATAAAAATTAGTAGTAGCTGTAAAATGTTTTACAAAAGTTGTAGATGATGGATTAAATAAATATAACTCTCCAGATACACTTTCATCATTTTCAACACCTTGACCATAACTTAAAGGTTGTGAGCCTGTTCCTTGTGCTAGATCTCCTCCAGTTACATATGTAAGACCTGTGCCAGAATCGTTTTCATAATGATAGCTGTAAAAAAATGTAGTTGTTTTAGCTACGTTATAGTTTGAACCACTATCTGCACTCATATTAAATTTAAACTGATAATTTCCAGATGATCCAGAAATATGCATATTAATAAATTTAAACAAATAAATGGGATAAGTAGAATCTAACACAACATCACTACTGCCGTTTACAAAAGATAATGTTGAATCACCACTAGCAGTTAAAGTTTTAATATGTGTTAATGATTCGGCTGCCCCAGGTACAGCTGAGATATTTGCAATGCTTCTGTTGTTATAAGTTACAATTGACATTACACGACTCCATATAGTTTAATTATTCCTGAGTCTATAGTATTACTATTACCAGCACCTCCACTAGTTCCTAAAATTTTAAATTGAAATCTTGTTAAAGCTGATGTAGTATTAAAATAACCAGCAACATAATATTCTCTTGAGGATGGATCGGCTTGATAAAATTGTGTCCTAGCTATAAAATGTTTTACAAATGTTGTATTACTTGGGTCAAATATATGTAAAGTTCCACATAAACAACAATCATTATCTGCCTCTAACTGATCTGATAAATATTGAAACCCTGATCCTTGTGCTTGATCTGACCCTGCTTGATAATTTATTATTGCTTCACTATCACCTTCATTATGTGTAGATAGAAAAGCTGTCGATGTTATAGTTTGATTAAAGTTAGTGTTAGTTCCTGTGTCAGCTTGAAATTGGAAAAATCCATATTCTGATGCAGGATGTATATCTATAAATTTAAATATATATTCTTTATAAGTAGAATCTATATTAGATGTAAAACTTACAGTAGATGTTGAAGAAGAGATAGTTGTTGTCTCTAATAACACTAAGCTACCAGCAGAAACCCCTGAGGGGAGACTGGTAATTGATGCCATGGATCTATCATTGCATACATTGATTGACATCTATTATCCTTTAGGGTTAGCATCTTTAACTGCTTTAATATGTTTGTACCACTCTCCAGTTTTGTCACCTTTGCCTGCTGTCATATCGTGATACAACAAATCAAATTGTTCTTTTAGTTCTTTGTATTCTGCTTCTCTATCTCTTTGATATTTAGTTTCATTTATCTTAGCTTTAATATCATTTTTAGAAATAGGTGTTGTTCCCTCTAACCAATTAATTTCACAAGTGTCTATATCATTTCCAACTATACTTACTTTTGCATTTGAATTAATAGCTAATATTGCATTAATTATACTCATCCTGCTATCTCCATTAATGTTAAACTTGAGATACAATCATTATTATCCCCAACTACCACTCCACCACTTCCAGAAGCACTGTTAAATTGTAGAGTGTATGTTTTTTGTGATGTAGTGCTTGGGGAATGAAGAAAACTGCCTCCTGCTGACCCAATTCTTAAACTTGATGAACCCCCAGTAAATAACATGGCATGTCCAAATTTTTTAGTAAAGGATGACCCATCTGTAACTCTTGCACTCATATAGCCACTACTACTATCTCTTCTTATACCAGATATATGTGCTATCACTAAAACTTTACTTGAGGTTGCAGATGGAGTTATATTAACAGCTTCTATATCCTGAAAAGTATCTGATGACGTACTTCTTTCTGTGCTATCCTCTCCAGAAACAATCTGCAAAACTTTGCCTGCACCTTTAATTAATGAATAATCAATTCTCTTTATCGTACCTGCATCTGAGACAAGGAATTCGTCTGTGTCTGCAGGCTCACTAGTAAGTGCTGTTTGCCCTGAGATAATATCATTATTTAATTTAGCAGCGGTCACAGTGTCGTCAGATGGCTGGCCGATGTCGAGCACGTTACCTAATATTTGAACGAAATCAATTACATCTCCTGTCGCCAGATTCGAGGCGAACGTCATCGTGGACCCTGAGATAGTAAAGGATGATCCTGGTTTTTGTAAAATTCCATTGAGTGACACCAGCATATGATTAGCTGATTCTGGGGCAACATTTGTGCCTCCTACTTGTAGGGTATAAGCTGCCTGTCCGTTTACGACTGATATCGCATCGCAGACTTGAAAATTACCTACTGTGGGTGTTTTTCCTATGTACATTGTTTCTCCTTAATTAATTCCGTATAATGTTATTGTTCCTGCATCTATGTTACCTGAAGCAAATTTAAATCTAACTCCATTTATAGCAGATGTAGTATTGCAATATCCTGCTATAAATCTATCTCCAGGACCATCTGATGCAGCATGATCTGCACTTCTAACTATAAAATGTTTTACAAATGTTGTTGATGATGGATTAAATAAATTAACAATAGAGCAAGATGCTTCATCACTACCATTACCAATGTTCCACATTATGTTTTGATCTCCTGTTCCTTGTGCTATATCATTTCCTGCAACATAACCAAGACTTGTTGAATCTGCTTCAGAATGAAATGCTCTAAAAAATGTTGTTGTTTTTGTAACATTATAGTTGCTACCACCATCTGCACTAAAATTTAAACCTAAAATAACATCGTCAGCAGATGGATGAATATTATTTAAAACAAATACATATTCTTTATAAGTAGAATCTAACACAACATCTGAACTACCATTAACAAAACTTAAATCACCACTAGAACTAGCAGTTAACTTTTTAATAAACGTCATAGATCCACCACTAAATGTGGCCTCTAATCCATCGGCACTAGAATTGAATCCAACTGTCTTACCTGCTGTTGGTGTTACATTTAAACTATTAAATTTTAATTTATTAAGTGCCATTAACTATCTTTAATTCCATATAATTTTATAGTACCAGCATCTATGTTGCCAGAGGACATTTTAAATTGCATAGCATTTATAGCATCTGTTGTATTAAAATAGCCACCAACATAAGCATCAAAATTATATCCAGGATCATACGCATAATTAACTGCAGCCCTTGCATTAAAATGTTTTACAAAAGTAGTTGAACTAGGATTAAATAAGTGCATTGTTCCACTTAAACATGCTTTGTTATTAGTTGACATAGAATGTCCTATTCTTTGAAAATCTGTGCTTTGTGTTAAATCTTTATCTGTTTCATAACTAACTGTACCTGAGCTTCCATCTTCTCCATGTACTGCTCTAAAAAAAGTTGTTGTTAATGTTTTTCCATAAGAACTTCCTCCATTAGAACTTCCTTGAAATGTAAAGTTAGTATCATTTGTTCCACAATGTATATTAATAAACTTAAACATATAAACAGGATATGTATTATCTAAAACTACATCTGAACTTCCATTTACAAATGACAATGCAGAACTAGAACTAGCAGTCAAAGTTTTAATTAAAATCATGCTAGTAGCAGAAGAAGTTTCAAAACCATTAGCACTAGAATTAAATGCAAGACCTTTGCTAGCTGCAGTTGTTAGATCAAAACTATTAAAATTAAATTTTGTAAGGGCCACTATGATACTCCGTACATTTTTATAGTGCCACTATCTATGTTGCCACTAGACATTTTGAATTGTATTTCGTCAATAGCTGATGTTGTGTTAAAATATCCAGCTGTAAAAGCCTCAACAGATGATGCCTCTGCACTAGAACCTGTTGAACGATAAACCTGTATTCTTGAAATAAAATGTTTTACAAATGTTGTGCTTGAAGGATTAAATAAATGTAAAGTACCAGAACAACTTTGATCTGCATCATCTCCTACATTGTTTGTTAGCACTTGAAAACTTGTGCCTTGTGCTTGGTCATCTCCTGTTCGATAGTTTAAAGAAGTTGAAGAATCATCTTCCCTATGAAAACTTTGAAAAGATGTTGATGTTATAGTTTCATTATATCCACTACCTCCAGCAGCATTTCCTTGAAATGAAAATTGAGATACTGCGGCTGGGTGTATATCTATAAATTTAAAAATATACTCTTTATAAGTAGAATCTATACCACTAGTAAAACTTATAGTAGAACTAGAGCTAGCAGTCTGAGTAGATATCAACACCAAACTCCCACCAATATCCCCTGTCTCTAGGCCATTGTTGCTTGAATTAAACTTAATCGCCTTGCTTGCAGCAGGCGTTACATTCATGCTATTGAAGTTTACCTTAGAGAGTGCCATGGGTTACTCCTTTGGATATTTATCTTTAACTGCCTTGATAGTAGTTTTCCAACCATCTACACCATTGTGGTATATGTCATCGAGCTGGTCTTTTATACTAGGGTATTCTGCTGCTCTATCTCTTTGATATTTATTATTATCGTAAGCAGTTTGAAGTTCTGCTATTTTAGTTTTTATATCTGCTTTAGATATTTCAGCAGTTCCATCCATCCATTTAATAGTGCAATCATCTATATCAGTACCCTCAACAAATGCTCTTGCATTTGGATTTATTGCTACTATTGCGTCTAATATATTAATCATTATTCATACTCCAATGCTATACATCTATAGGCTTTTCTATTAAAATAAACAGTTTCTCCAGAACCTGAAGATGCTATTTGTAATCTAAAAGTTATTTCATTAGTAGTGCTTGGTGCTAAATAATAATTCATAGCTTGCCAAGTATTAGCTCTATCTGCAGTTACATCAAAACCATGATTATCATAACTAGCATCAATATATGTCTGTGAAATTCCAGAATGATTATATGTTAAAACTGCTTGCAAACCATGACCACTACCGCCTGTATCAATATTATAATTTACAAATAAAATAAATTTAGAAGAAGTTGACGCTGGAGTTACAACTAAATCTAAATCACTTATATCAGCAAAAGTTGTTGAATTAGTATTAGCTTGATTTAATGTATTATTTGCCATAGCATTTATTGATTTTACTTTTCCACCTTTAATTAGTGAGTAGTCAATTCTTTTTAATGTTCCAGCATCTGATACTAGAAACTCATCAGTATCTGCTGGTTCAGAAGCTAAAGCAGTTTGTGCTGATATAACATCAGTATTTAATTTTGCACCAGTTATTGCATTTGCAGAAACCATACCAGCTGTAATACTATTAGTTGCAGGTGTTACAGTCTGTAATGCTCTACCTAGAAACACACAGTACATAGTATCTGTCGAAGCCGTAGCCGCAGATAGTGTCAACGCTGTGCCTGTAGCAGTATATGCTTTACCAGATCCAGGTTGTTGTCTTACGTTATTTACAAATAACGCTAATTCATTTTCATTAGCTACAGCATGATCTAGAGTATAGGAGGTCGTAGCACTCGTAGAAAATTCTTGAGTAG